CGACTTAGATAACTTGGGTCTCACTTATAGTCCAAGAGCCTTTAAATCATCAAGAGTTAAGCCAAGTGCAGCAAGTTTTGCTTCAGCAGCTTCTTTTGCTGCTTGTGCTGCTTCTTGCGCAGCCAGTTGATCTGCTTGATCTAAATTGTATTGAGCCAATTCCTCAGCGGTTAAATCTCTTACAATTTCCTCACCTGTTGTTACATCAATTTCTTGGATTTTCATTATTTCACTCCGTAAAGTATGTAAGTACCGCCGTTGACATTTGAACCGTAAACTAAATCAATTCTTGAAATAGCAGCGTTAGTTCCAGAATAGCCACCAGTTGCGTTAATAATTGCCGATGCAGGGCCGTTTGCATCGTAAAAAGCAGCTTGGCAATTAACTACTTTGCGAGTAGATGTATTTGCATAATCGGCAAAGTCATAAACCATAAAGTTGCTATAACTTCCGCCTGTAAAAGGGCCAGCAGTTAAATTCCAGGAAGTGTTGCCGTTGCTACCTTGACTACGAGTTGCGTTTGCTTCATAACCTGAGTAGTAAGTCGCGTAATTGCCACCAGAATCATTATTGACACGCATCAATAATGTATTATTACCTGATCCGTTAAAGCCTCGAATGACCAAACGTAAATTAAGATAAGACGAACTAATTCCAGTAAAACTTGTTGTGGTTGTTCCTGTGGCTAAATTGCCAGATGCTAGGACTGTCATAGATCCTTCGGTGGACGTTGCCCAGGTATAATCTAAGTCAGTATTAGATGCTTTGCTTAATACTTGTCCAGTTGTTCCACCTTTGAGGTCTGCAAAAGAACTATCAATAGATGAGCCAAGTGTACGAATAGCAGATGCGCCATCCTTTACGAGGCTAGTGTCGTCTGGAGTACTCCAGTTGAAATTGGTCGTGGTTGCCATTGTGCTCCTTTATCAGGCTACTATTGTAGCGTTAAGCCAGTCTAGTCCGGGGTTGATTGTGTTCCATGATTCTGTTATAGGCACGCTGCTCCAGCGCATAGCCTGGAGGCTGTAGGCTGTAGGAGATACCGTCAAAGTCAGATATAGCGAGTTATACCCGGCGCTAAAAGTCCAACCCTCGATGAACCCTTGGAACTCGCCATTAGTAATGTTTGTAGGTAATTCTGTGATGTTTACTGGCATACCCATAAAGACGTTTAATAATGAATCTCGGTCTGTGTCATCGATTTCTGGACTGCTAATTGGAAAAGTAATCGACTTAAACTGAGCCTGTGGAAAAGCGCGCAAACTCAAGTAGAAATCAGCCTGAGCAGCTGCATCATAGCCATTTTCCAATGAGGTAGTAATCTGGTAAGCCTGTTGCCCATAGATCGCGATTGACTGAGCATCGGACTCAGATTCCTGAGCGTTTGCCTTGTAAGTAATTGTGACGTTATTACGGACATCTCCTGAACGCTTGGAGGTTCTGATGCCTCTAGCCAAAGCATGATTACCGGTTAGATCAACATAACCGTTAGTTCCAAGGTATTCGCTTCTGTGAGTCGAATCTGCGTACCCGATTCTGCCCGATGAATCCTCATAGAGATATCCGAGCCCAGAAGTAGCCAAAGCTGCAACAAGGCTGTAAATGTCTGTGGTGTTAGATGATCGAGCAGTTAATTCATAATCGCCTGGACGGTCGATTTCTCCAAGTCCCGTATTAAATGCGTCCTCCCACATAACAATTGGATCAAATGTTGCCCAAGTTAAAGCTGCTGGCACTTCGTTCCAAGTGTTAAACAAGGCTTGACTTAAAATCTCATAAATCTGATCCCCATCAAAGTCTTTGCTTAAAACGCCTTCTGTGAGGGTTTTAGGGAGTTTAGATAGCGCTCCCAAGGCAATCACCTTAATACGCTCTGAAATAGCCGTAGATGAGGCTTGAGTGACCTCTACGTCGATGTCTGTGACATAGCCACCAAATACGTTTACAAAGGTTCCAGTTGAGTCTTTAACCTTGATGCTGATCTGGTCATTGATGTCCATGACGATAGGCGATTGGTCAAGGTTGATAATTTCAACATTGCAGTAACCAGCATAAGGTTGAGAATAAATGTCCTGACGACCTGAAGTAATGGTCAGATTTGAAAGAGTGAGGTTTGTGTAATCACCACCGCCATTAATGGTTAATTGCCACTCAGGAGTCCATTGGCTCATACTGCTTGGAACGCTCCTACGCCACCAGTACCACGCGCTGCTGAGTCATTGATGATCTCAACAATCTGACGGGCAACACCTTCCTTGTCCAAGGCTCCAGTTACATTGATGTTGTAAACCGGTGCCATCGAAGCAGATTCAGCAGCTCTAAAGGATCCTGCATTAAATGAGCCGATCGTTGCAGCAGCAGATGATGCAGAAGATGCAACGTTCGATACTGAAGTTGTACTGGATGTTGTACCAGCTGTTGAACCGCCTCCACCGCTTGGAGTTGAAATTGTTGGTGATGTGAAACCTGGAGTTGTTACCTTTGGTGCTGAAACACTAGGAGCAGCAATTGAAGGCTTGGAAATAGTCGGGATGTTAGGCAATAATGGAATAGCGTTGTACGCCCTGATAAGAGCATTGATTCCATCGATGGCAACTGAGACCATGCTGGAAATCATTTTGATAACTCCACCGATAATTGGTAATACAGCATTGGCAACCGTTGCGACAAATGAGATTGCAGCGCCTAACTTTTGAGTAATGACTGGAACGATGTAATCAACGATAAATGCGCCAAAGGCTGCAAAAGTCTCTTTGTTATCTTCAACTACCTTCTTGAGTGGGTCAAAGAGTTTAATAAAGTTATTGAATCCTGGAATAACTTTATCTAAAACAAAGCCTAATAATTTTTCAATAATAGGAAGTAACTTAACTCCGATTGTCTCAACACCTTCATCAAACGCAACTTTAAGACGATCCATGCGACCCTGAAATGTCTCAGCATTAGCAGCAGCTGCTCCTCCAAAGAGATCAGTTAGTTTCTGTTGAACATCAGTAAATGACATCGCCTTCAATTCAGCGCTGGATAATCCAACGCCTAACTTGCCAAGAGCTGCGGTATTACCATCGTAAGCCTTACCAAGAGCATTGGCTACGCCTTCAAGTGGCTTGCCTGTCTGCGTTGAGATGTCAAGAGCAAGCGCGAGTAATTCCTGAGCCTTACTAGTTGAATTTGTACTTAAGGCCAATCTCGCCAGAGCCGGACGGAGTTGATCGTCTGCTACACCTGTAGCACGAGCCATCTTATCGATTGAAATTTCAGTAGCAGCGATCTGATCTTTAGTAGCACCAGTTGCTTTCTCTAAAGATTGAGCCAGTTTTAATTGTGATTGTTCATCAGCGATTGCAGCCTTAACACCATCAACGCCGATCTTAACTGCATAAGCAGCAGCAGCGACGGCAGCAGCAGCAAACGCTGCGCTCGCCATCTTGCCGAACTTTTCCATGCCAGTAGCAGATGTTTCAACATCGCCATTAGCAGCTTTTAACTTTTTATTAAGATCATCAACATCAGCAAGGATCGAGAGTTTAAGGGTTCTATTACCTGCCATTAATCCCACTCCTTCAAAATCTGACTAAATGCTTCTTCCCATTTCTGGACTAACTGAGGCTGAATCTGACGCAATGTTGGGTAAATGAAATAACCCGAGTTGCCTCTGCCCTTGTTAGGCGTACGCTTTGGGAACTGCTTAAATCTATTAGATCCAAACTCCATACCGTAAAGTAGATCAAGAGTTGAACCGCCACCGCTAAACTTCTGACGAGCAAAGCCGTAACTGAACTCACCGATCTTTGAAGTCTTGCTTACCTTAACTCCATCAGCAATACGGCGAGCAGCAGTCCCTGAAACCGTACGAGTCGCTGCTGCGATCTTAATCTGTTGAGAAGCGTATTCAGCAAGATTAGAACTTTCCTTTTTAGCAGCTTCAACGGCTTCATCGGACATACCTTTGAAAGCCCTGGTAATACCGCGTAAATCTGATTTGTCATAAGCGATCTTGACTTCATCTGCCATCCGATCGCTCCTTCAGTATTTCTATCGCGGTTAAAATGTCGTCTGCGTCCTCCCAGTATTGCATCGGTATCCCCGTCTCTATTGCTAGATTAACGAGGATCCGCCTTATGCTTCCTGGTTGGTGGCTTTTGGGCTATCGTCTCCGACCGTTACATCAGCAACGGTTTCAGACCAAATGTCGTAAGACTTAACAGGCTTTCCAGCGTTCTCTCGCTTGTAAGCGTTATAAGCCAGAAACATGAGATCCCAAATGCCAATCTTGTCATTAGCCTGAGAAATCGTGTTACCAGTTGCCTTCTCCCACTTTGCCCACTCAGGAGGCTGAGCCGTATAAGTTGCTTCGTCGCCTGAGTTGTATGTAATTGTTATTGGTAGTTTCATCTGTGCTCCCGTTGTTAGATTTTAACTGAATGTGTCTGCTGGTGTTCCAACTACTGTTAGCGCCCAAGTATCAGTCTGTGCTCCTGGAGCACCGCCACCGATTGTTGGAAATACTGGCAAAACGTTACAAGTAAATACTGCGCCTGTAACTGCTGTTAGAGATACTGCAAGTGTTGTGTTTGGATTCGCATCAGCTGCGCCCCACATTGCTTCGAATAGTGATGATGTTGCACCCCAGTCAGCAAGTAACTCGATGTTAAGAGTCCATTGATCGTCTGTGTGCTTGTAAGCCTTGCCATCGAGAGTCTGGTAGACATCGATTGTTGGGCTGTTCACGAGAGTCACGCTAGTTGTCTGAGCATCGTAATTAACTGTTGCGATGGTTAGAACGAGGTCGCGACCCGTAATGACTGTTGTTGGCATTATTGGTTCTCCTTATGCTGTCTGCGTATACCAGGTGGATACGCGTATGTCCGCGACTAGCAAGTTACTAG